ATAATGACTAAGATCGCAGCGCCTGAGTGGAGGCTCCGAACATTACAACGTGTGCAGTGGGCTTCTCAATACGAGAAGGGATACCTAGCCAGCCACTTCGACAGTGGAGTGAGAAGGGCAGTCCGTATCATCGTGGAGGAAGGGCTTATTGAAGAGCGACGCATATTACCTAAGTATGGGTTGTCTTATTTCATCACCCCCAAAGGTATAGCCGAAATAGAAAGGCTTGCACAATGACCTACGAATACAACAAAGAAAAACAAAAGTACCCACTACCTAAGTGCAGCCTCTGTGACAAGGAGGCTCCGGTACTAGAGAATGGAAGACTGCTATGTTCTTACCATTGGTTAAAACTAAACAGGACTAAAAGCAGATGAAGAAGAATACTTGGCTTGATCGCAAAGCGAAAGGCAAAGCGAAAGGTATAAGAACCTGTCAATGGCCAATAGGGGAACCAACAGACCCTGGGTTTCACTTCTGTAGTAGAGAAGATGTAGTAGAAGGCAAGCCCTATTGTAGTACCCACTGTGAAAGAGCCTACCTACGGGAAGAAGAAGGAAGCCTAAGATGAATATCTTCTACTTGGACAGCAGCCCAGCCCACTGTGCTAGTGACCATTGCGACAAGCATGTAGTCAAGCAGCAGCCCAGCCCACTGTGCTAGTGACCATTGCGACAAGCATGTAGTCAAGATGATACTGGAGTATGCGCAGCTTATGTCTACCGCCCATCATGTAATAGACGGAGACAAAGCTAGTCCTCTCTTATATAAGAAGACACATGTAAACCATCCGAGTGCAGTGTGGGTGAGACAAAGTCGTATGAATTACTGGTGGATTATGTCTTTGTGGTTGTCTCTGTTGAATGAATACACCCATCGGTATGGTAAGAAGCACAAAACAGAAAGACTTAAACCCCTACTGACTAGGCTACCCTACGGTATACCTAACGCAGACTTCACTGAGCCACCCCAGTGTATGCCTGAGGAGTTCAAAAAGACTAGCACTATAGAGGCATATCGTGCATACTACCTAGGTGCCAAAGCAGACATTGCTCAATGGCGCTACACCCCAACACCCCAATGGTTCAAGGAACATACCCAGTGAGACAATTTGTTATCATCGAAGGTGGTAAGCTACCCACTAAAGCTACTCCAGGGTCAGCAGCGGAAGACTGTTATGCCCGTAAAGAAGCTAGGATAGACGTAGGTGAGCGAGTCATGATCCCCTTAGGGTTCCGCATGGCTCTACCACAAGGCTACTGTGCGAAGCTCCTACCGCGTTCTGGACTGGCCCGTAAGAATGGACTGACTATCCTCAATAGCCCAGGGCTTATTGATTCAGATTACAGAGGAGAGATCAACGTCATCCTTGTGAACCTAGGCTACGAGATAATTTATATTAACAAAGGTGATAGGGTCTGCCAAATGCTGGTAGAACGTGTAGTAGACCTACCAACCACTGTGGTGGATGCCTTATCTAGTACAGAAAGAGGCTACAGAGGCTTCGGTTCAACAGGTAAGTGACTACCATAATAGGGGTTGACAGACCCATGGTCAGCCTGATACTTAAGTATCACTCCTTAGGTATTAATATATTAATATAAATATATCCTAAGGATGATACTTAAGTATGACACTTAAGTATAGGGATACTAGTCATGGTAGAATTAAGCAAAAGGGAATGTCCTCACCCTGATTGTATGAGTAGTGATGCCTTTTGTTACGATACGGAAAGGAGGATTGGAGGATGCTTTTCGTGTGGAAACGGGTATCCTAAGAAAGGTGTTGTCTACGAACAGCACTATCTGGATATGTACCCTCTAGGAAGAAGTCGGAGAACTGAAATGGAACCACAATACAAACCCAGGGTAGTACCACTACTCAATCTACAATACAGAGAGAGTAGGGGTATCACCGTAGAAACTATGAAGTTCTACGGAGTGCAGACAGAAGTATCCTCTGAAGGGAAGAGTGTATCTCACCATTACAAGTACCCCAGCGGAGCTATTAAGATCAGGACTCTACCTAAGACTTTCAGGGCTGAAGGGCTTAGGTCAGATGAACTGTTTGGTATGGATAAGTTCAATGCAGGTAGTTCTAAAGCTGTCACCATAACTGAAGGTGAGCTTGACGCTATGTCTGCTTATCAGATGCTTGGTAGTAAGTATCCTGTAGTCTCACTACCTACTGCTACACCAAGTAAGAAGATATTCGAGAACTGTAAGGAGTGGTTGTCTTCCTTCGAGAAGATATACCTATCGTTGGACAGTGACGGAAAGGCTGACGGTATAGCTACAAAGCTAGTCAACCTATTTCCAAATAAGATATACCGAGTACCCCACGATAAGTACAAGGATGCAAACGAGTTTCTTCAGGCAGGAGCATCTCAAGAGTATGTCAAGTCTTGGTGGTCTTCTCAGAAATATGTACCTGAGAATGTGAATAACACCACACAAGATTTTCTTACTCTCTACAGGGATAGTGAAGACCCCATCTACCTACCTACGGGTGTTTCTGAATTAGACAGTGTGATCCTAGGTCTTATGCAAGGACACTTCACAGTCTTTCAAGCACCGGAAGGCATAGGCAAGACGGAGTTCATGCGGTTTCTGGAGTACAATATTCTAAGTAACCACAAAGATATTCCCATCGCCATCTGCCATATGGAGGAAGCCCCCAAGAGGTCACTGCTTGGTCTGGTGTCTTATGAGTTACAGCAGAACCTAACCCGTAAGGAGTTAATCGTTGAAGCCGGTATGGACAGAGATGTAGTCGATGCCATCAAGAACCTAACCCACAACGAGAACTTATACCAGTTCACACTAGGAGTAGACGAAGACCCTCTATCTATTTTAGATAAGATAAGGTGGTTCGCTGAAGCATGTGAATGTAAGTTTGTATTCTTCGAGCCTATCCAAGACCTAGCCTACTCAAGGCAGACGGATTCCACAGTCGAACAGTTTCTGTCTGAGTTAAGCACGAAGCTTGCTAGGCTTGCATCCGAACTGAATATCGGTATCATAACGATTGCTCACGAGAATGACGATGGTCAGATAAGAGACTGCCGCATGATCGGTAAGAGGGCATCCGTTGTGGTGAAGCTAGAAAGAGACAAGATGGCTGAAGATCCTAGTATTAGAAACTTAACGACGCTTTCTGTTACTAAAAACAGACCAGCAGGTAACACAGGTTACGCAGGAAGCCTTGTGTTTAACCCTGACAGCTTCACGTTAAATGAACTATGAAAAAGGATGCACTGATGCGAATACTTGTAGCCTGCGAGTACTCAGATACACCTACGTGGTACTCAGCAGCTCTATATACCTCATGCTAGTCTTAAGTCTTACCAAAAGAACAGATGAAAGGCTGTTAGGAAGGATGCAAATTCACTACTCTCAGCCTAAAGGATTCGTAGGTAGGAGTCTATGCTTTGCAATCAAGTACAATGACCAGTACTACGGACACATAGTTGCTGGTTCAGCTACAAGATTCCTACCAGGACGCAATGAGTTTCTTAATGTAGGCAAGGACAATCTAAACAGTGTGATTAACAATATTTTCTATAACATCTCACCAGTAAATGGAAAGTATCCAACAAGGAATTTCACAACCAAGGTACTCAAGGGATTTATGAAAGCATCCCAAATATTTTGGTTTGAAAAATACGGAGATAAAGTTGTAGGGTTTGAGACTCTAGTTGAGAAGCCTAGGACTGGTGAACTATATAGACGCGCTGGTTGGACAGAGGTAGGAGAGACTATAGGCTATACTTGCAAACGTGTAGCAGGAGAAGGAACTGATTCATGGTCAGGAAAAAGAGTATGGAACACAGATAAAAATTCTCTTAGACCCAAGACTGTTTTATGTATCTCAATCTAAAAAGGACAAACCAATGACAATAGAAATTAAACTACTGCACCCTAACGCTCGAATGCCAGTTAAAGCTACAGATGGTTCAGCAGGATATGGTCTAACCTCAGCAGTATCTGAGGACATATACCAAGATGAGACACTACTGATAAACTGAGGCTTCGCTATGAGTATGCCTAGAGTTGTAGCTATGGACATAGAGACAGACAGCTTAGATGCAAAACGTATCTGGTGTGTCTGCTCTGAGGATGTAGACACAGGGGAGAAAAGGTTCTGGTCTCACGTCGCACACATAGAGGAGGAAAGAGAAAGCTTCATAGACTACTGCAAGAGTGTTGACACCTTTGTGTTTCACAATGGCTTGCAGTTTGATGTACCTACTATCAATAGGCTACTGGGTACAGTAGTAGTACCACCTGAGAAAGTGATTGATACTCTTGTACTATCTAGGTTAGATAACTACAGCAGAGAGGCAGGCCACAGTCTCAGATCATGGGGAGATGAGTTTAGGTTCCCTAAGGGAGACCACAGTGACTTCTCTCAACTGACACAGGAGATGTTAGACTACTGCAAACAAGATGTATCCATCACAGTCCGCCTATACAAGAGGTTGATAGGCAGGTGGTCTGAAACAGAAGCCAGTCGTGTGGAGCACAGCATACAGCATCTGTGTCAGGTCATGCACGAGAATGGCTTTCACTTTGACAAAGGCAAGGCAGAGGAGTATCTAAATGAAATAGAGAACCGTATGAAAACACTGGAGCGTATGTTTAATATAGCATTCCCTCCTAAACTTGAGGTAACTAACTCACTAAAGTACAGAGTCAAGGCTGACGGTAGTCTATTCTCTAATGTAGAGAAAGCTAAACGTAAGTACTACAAGACTGAGGTGAAGGATGATCTTTTGTATTGCTACGAGTGGGTCTACTTCAACCCAGCTTCTCCGAAGGATCGTATAGACAGACTATGGGAAGCCAAATGGAAACCTGTAGACAAGACGAAGGGTCACATTGCTTGGGAGAAAACTCAAGAGGAGGACAAAAGAGATAGGTTCACTAGGTATGGATGGATATGCAACGAAACTAATCTAAACACACTGCCTCCTGACGCACCAGAAGGAGCACAAAGTCTAGCTGAGTGGTTGGTGCTTGAGGGCAGGCGCTCCAGTTTAGTTGAGTGGTTAGGTTGTGTAGAAAGTGACAGCAGAATACACGGTAGGTTTCAGCACATAGGTGCATGGACTGGCCGCCTAAGTCACAGTAAACCTAACCAAGCTAACATACCTAGTGCCTTTCATGGTGAACCTAAGACTGCCGTTGAGAAGGTAAAGAGTAGGTATGATGGTGCCTTCAGGTCTCTCTTCTCAGTACCAGACGATAGGTATTATCTGGTTGGTACTGACGCAGAAGGAATACAACTTCGCATTCTAGCTCACTTGATGAAGTCTCAAGATTACGTTGATGCTATCTGTACAGGAAGAAAGGAGAACGAAACTGACATACACAACTTGAATAGAAAAGCTCTAGGTCTTGAACATGTCACTAGAGATATGGCCAAGACTTTCATCTACGCATTCCTCCTAGGTGCTGGTGTTGGCAAGGTTTCCCAGATTCTGAAGACAAACACCAAAATTGCTTCGGATTCCATAGAAAACTTCCTTGACACCATCTCAGGATTGCGCTACTTAAAGGAGACAGAGATACCTAAGCACGCTCAAGCTGGTTATTTCATTGGTCTAGACGGTCGAAGAGTTCCGGTTCCGTCTCTCCATAAGACATTAGCTGGTATGCTTCAGAGTGGTGAGTCAACCATCATGAAACATGCTACTCTTATCTGGACTAAGCAGCTTGACGAATTAGGTATCTCATACAAGTTGGTCACGTGGCCTCACGACGAATGGCAGACTGAGGTTATGGGATCACGAATTAGGTATCTCATACAAGTTGGTCACGTGGCCTCACGATGAATGGCAGACTGAGGTTATGGGATCACAAGAGGATGCTGAAACTGTCGGTAGGGTTCAAAGGGAAGCTATCGAAGAGGCTGGACGCAGACTCAACCTGTTCTGCCCTTTAGCAGGGAGTACAGACATTGGAAGAAACTGGGCTGACACCCACTAACAAAGGAAAGACTATGGCTAATAAAGGTCAAGTTACGTATCACGATATCCCAGGAGTACGTGTTAAGTACAACCCACACATTACTCCATCAACCATAGATGTGTATGAGTTCAAACCTGATGGTGAGTTCAGTGTCACGGTTCTTCTGACTGAACACCAAAAAGACTATCTGGTTAGGAGTGGCGTTCCTGAAGAGAGCATGGGTAATATCATGTTCAAGAAAGATGAAGAGACTGGTATGTTCCTTTACAAGTTCAAGAGACCCAACATTCAGAATGGTGTTGAGTGGGGGCCTCCTGATGTCTACAATAAAGAAGCTACCATGCGCAAATCAGATAGTGCTGAATCTACCCAGTGGTGGCGGTATATGGTACCCTGGGTTGAAGAAAAGGACGGTCAGTTGGCTGATGGTTCTTTGATTGATGTAGGGTTTACTATTTGGCAGAGCGAAAAGAACCCTAAGATTAAGTCAGTCAAGCTAACGCGAGTTGGAGTTATCGAAGCTGTCGTATTAGATCAGGTGGCAGCTTAGGTAAGAGAGGGTGAAGTAGTTACTCGCGATTGCTGCTTCACCCATTCCTTTTGGTGATTGGAGATACAAGTTGAGTTTATCCCTTTTGCAGATTGAAGTACTAGAGAACCTGGATAAGTGCTGGGAGATGCTTTCAAAACTAGAAGAAATTGTGGAGGAGGCAGACCTAGTGAACGAACAGTACTGCGCAGCTAAGATAGATAAACTTGTTAAAGAGTTTGATCCTATCTTTGAGACTACCTATTCTCAAATAGAAAGATTGTTTGGTGTCACAGAAAACGATTGATACTCTTATTCCAGACATCCTTTCTGTAGTTAGAGGGCAGGGAGGTTGGAACAAGTGCTTCTCCAAAGCTCTAGGCAAAGACATCAAAAACCTATCTAGAGAAAGGTTCTGTCAGTCAGAGAAGGTACGTAAGTATCTCTCTATGTCTTCCATAGGAGCCCCTTGTAAACGTAAGGTATGGTTAAGAGTAAATGATGCGGAAGGTTCTATACCACCTAAAGGCTCTGAGCTACTCAAGTTCTTCTTTGGAGACTTTGTTGAAGCTCTGTTGCTTAATCTGGCTGAGTCTGCTGGCCACACAGTTTTAGGTAAACAAGACACTCTGGTCATCAATGGTGTTCAAGGACACAGAGATGCTGTGATTGACGGTATGACCGTTGATGTTAAGTCAGCATCTCCTGTCTCTTATCGTAAGTTCAAGATGAATGAGCTTAGAGACAGTGATCCCTTTGGTTACATATCTCAGCTATCTTCGTATGTCTACGCTGCCAAGGATGACCCACTGGTTACGGACAAGACCAGAGGAGCCTTCCTTGTAATCAACAAAGTGACAGGCGAACTACACCTGGATATCCATGACTTCAGTAAGGATCTTATCGGTAAGGAATCTGAGATAGAAGCAGTGAAGTCTATGGTTAATTCATCGGACCCTCCACCTAGGCTCGAACCTGTTCCTCAGTACAAAGATAGTAGTAACTTGAAACTGTGTTCTAACTGCCACTACTGCGAGTTCAAACGTAAGTGCTGGCCTAACCTTCGAACTTTCTTGTACGCTAAAGGTGTAGAACATTTAGTCCATGTCGAACAAGAACCAAGGGCAAGAGAACTTCCGTACTACAGTGATGTCTAATAGAATTAGAGGGACAACCAAAGAGAAGTACAAAAAGTATAGGTCAGGTCTTGAGTCTGACAACGCAAGGTACCTTGAACACAAGAAAGTTCAGTTTGAATACGAGAAGTTCAGAGTACCTTGGGTTGTAACTCATACTTATCTACCAGACTTCGTACTTCCCAATGGAATAGTAGTAGAAACTAAGGGGAGGTTCGTGTCAGCAGACAGAAGAAAACATATAGAAGTAAGAAAACAACATCCTGATCTAGACATCAGATTTGTATTTTCAAACAGCAAAAGTAAACTGTACAAAGGCAGCAAGACCAC